TTCATTGAGCCACAAGACCTCGTCGTGCCTTACGAGGCAACTGATTTGTCTAGCGCAGAGCGCGTTACGCACGTTCTCAGCATGAGCAAAAATGAGATACGCAAACAGCAACTCAGCGGCTTTTATGCAGATATAGAGTTGAGGGGTGGCGCATATCATGTTTCGCGTGACGAGATAGAAGAAGAGATTGACGAAATCGAAGGTCAGTCCCCCAGCTACTCTGAGGATCGAGATCGCACAGTCTATGAGGTTCACACGATTTTAGAGATACCCGGTTACGAAGACGTTGGCGCTGATGGAGAGCCTACCGGACTTAAGCTGCCTTACATCGTGACGATTGACGAGCCAAGCCAACAGGTTCTCTCTATCAGAAGAAACTATCTGCAGGACGACCCACTTAAGCAGAAGATCAACTATTTCGTCCAATATAAGTTCTTGCCCGGATTAGGGTTTTATGGGTTGGGTCTGAGTCACATGATTGGCGGTTTGGCAAAGGCATCCACGAGCATTTTGCGCCAGCTTATCGACGCTGGAACTTTGGCAAATCTACCTGCCGGCTTCAAAGCACGAGGCATGAGAATTCGCGACGAGGATGATCCACTGCAACCCGGCGAGTTCCGCGATATTGACACAACGGGAGCGTCACTCAGAGAAAACTTAATCCCCTTGCCGATCAAGGAGCCGAGCAATGTTCTGATGAGCCTTCTCGGATTGCTGGTTGAGTCAGGCAAACGGTTCGCAAGCATTGCCGACATGAATGTCGGTGATATGAATCAGGCCATGCCAGTCGGCACCACAGTCGCGCTGTTAGAGCGCGGCACTAAGGTCATGTCTGCGATCCACAAACGACTGCACTACAGTCAGCGCATCGAGTTTCAATTGCTCGCGAAGGTTTTTGCGGACTTCCTGCCGCCGGTTTACCCGTATCAAACCGGCAGCGGCCCTCAAGAAGTCAAAGGTCAAGACTTTGATGGGCGTGTAGATATTATTCCTGTTTCTGACCCCAACATATTCAGCCAGAGCCAACGTATCACCATGGCACAAGAGCTGTTGACGATGGTGCAGTCAAACCCAGAAATTCATGGGCCTACTGGTATTTATGAAGCGTACAGGCGCATGTACGCGGCCTTGGGCGTAGACGACATAGACTCGCTACTGCAACCTCCTCAGCAACCACAGCCGCCAATGCCAATCGACGCCGGCTTGGAGAATAACGGGTTCATGATGGGTCAACCCGCTATGGCTTTTGAGGCACAGAACCATCAGGCGCATATCGACGCGCACCGTTCGTTGTTTCTTACAGAGGTTGTGAAGACTAACCCGCAACTGCAGGGGCTGATTATCGGCCACATGATGCAGCATTTGCAGTTTCTCGCTGCCCAGCTTGCGCAAGAGCAGGTGCCGCCAGAAGTTACCCAACAGATGGAACAAATCAACCAAGCGATGCAGAGCGGTCAAATGCCCCCCGATCAAGCCCAAATGGCTATGCAAGAATTGCAAATGATTGTTGAGCAATTTTCTGCGCCGATCTTGGCCCAACTAACGCAAGAGTTGCTTATCTCAATCGGACAAGGCGATGAAGAAGACCCACTGGTTCAAATACGACAGCAAGAATTGGATCTGCGTGGCGCTGAACTTGCGGCGGACCAGAATCAATTTGAGGCTAAGCAGGAGTCGAGAAGACGCGAGAAGTTACTCGAGGCAGAAATCGCTAAGCAAAGAATCAACACGTCGAAAGAGATATCAGACGACAAACTAGACCTCGCGCTGCAACGACTACAGCAGCAGGCAAACTTGAAACTTACTGAGTTGCAAACCAAATTCGGAGGAAGCCAATGACAACGAGTTACAAACTACAACTACAACAAGACTTGAGGGCAATGAAACGCCTAGCGCGCGCTGCTGAGATTGCGGCAGGCGAGGCCGCGGAGGCGGAGGCTCAAGCGAAAAAAGCTGCGAGCGACGCTCGTATCATGGCAAAGCTCTCACGCATTTCAGGGGAAGCGCCGGTGGAGCCGGTAGCAAAGCCAGAACCAGAGCCGGTAGTGGAACCAGAACCTGAGTCTGCAGAAGAGCCGCTGGCAGAAGAAAAACCGAAAAAGAAAACGACAGCGAAGAAAACGCCTGCAAAGAAAGCTACAACAAAAAGGACCAAAAAATGACGACTAAAGATATGAGTCGAGTTGAGAAGGTAGCCTCGCCGACAAAGACCATCAGGACGACTACTTCCATGCCAGAGCTTGTTCGTCGCACTGTAGGAGGCACAGTTCGCGTGATCAAAGCGCGAGGTCAGGGTGCTGCTACTCGTGGTTTCGATTTCCACGAGCGCGATTGATGGATGATATCGATCTAGCGGACAAAATCCGACGTGTGATTGAGGAGCGACAAGAACTCATCCAAACGACGATGATGGACGGTTTGCTACGAGATATTGAACATTACAGATCGTTGCAAGGAGAGCTAACTGCGTTAAACTTGATTCAGCAAGAAGTTTCTCAGTATTTCAAGGATAACAAGGTATGACGAATACAAATTTGGGTAGTGCTTACGTCGATTCGAGTGATCGAGTGTTGGACCCCAAATTGATCGACTTGTCGATTATGGACCGGATGCCCAACCCTTCTGGGTGGAGGATGCTTGTTTTGCCTTACAAGGGCCGAATGACATCCAAGGGCGGCATCGCTCTTACCAAAGAGACGATAGACCGAGAAGCGTTAGCAACAGTTGTAGCTTACGTCCTCAAGATGGGGCCGCTTTGTTACAATGATAAAGAGAAGTATGGACAAGAGCCGTGGTGCGCTGAAAAACAGTGGGTTCTGATTGGTCGATACTCAGGAAGCCGAATGAAACTCGAAGGCGGTGAAGAGATCCGACTCATCAACGATGATGAAGTGATTGCCACCATTGAAGACCCCGACGACATTGTGAGCTTTTTATGATTGAGAATACAGCGCAAGACCAAGAGCAGGCAGAACCAGAACTACAAATAGAGGTCACCGACGATCCCGTAGAAGAACAGGCCGCGCCGGTCAACAGCGACGATGAGCTAGACACCTACACCAAAGGGGTCTCAAAGCGAATCAATAAACTAAACGCACAAACAAGAGCTGCAGAGCAACGTGCAGAACAGTTCGAGCGTCTAGCCCTACAAAAAGACCAAGAACTACAGCAATACCGCCAGATTGCCCAACAGCAACAGTCAACCGTTCTAGAAAAAGAAGAAGAGGCGCTGAAGTCGAAAGAGGCGCAAGTTGACGATATTTATCGAAAAGCGGTGCAAGCAGGCGATCCTGACCTAATGTCCAAAGCGGACTCGCTAAAAAACGATATTGCTATTCAGAAAGAAAAGTTGCGTGTTGCGAAAAATCGACAGTCTCAAGAGCAGCCCGTCCAACCGCAAGCACAAGAAAACTATCAGACTTACCAGCCAGAACAGGTTGCGCAGCAAGATTCTGCACCGCAACCAACGGCAGAGGCTCAAGATTGGCACTCAAAAAATCCTTGGTACGGTGATCAATCAGATGAGGAGAACTTGCAAGCCACGCAGTTTGCATATTTCACTCACTACAATCTAATCAACGAGGGCTACGAACCAGATTCTGAAGATTACTATCAGGCACTGGATTCGCGAGTCCGCAAGGTTTACCCTAATCTTAGTGTTGGCGAGGAAGCCAGTACGGAGACCGTCGAATCAAATACTAGACAACCCGCCGTGCAAAGAGTTGCTAGTACCACATCAAGTGGGCGACAACAAACACGAGGCAGTTCGGACGGTGTTAAGTTCACAAAAAGCGAACTCGAAAAACTCCGAGGTCTGAAGCCGCATAACATGAGTGAGGAGCGTTGGCTCCAAGTGGTGGCGAAAGAAAAGCAGAAAGTTGCAAACAGGAGTTCAACGTAATGTCAGAAAGTAAACAAAACACTCGTTCATCGCGTGATGCCGGAGCGCACGATAAAGAAGCTCGGCGACGACCATGGCAACCAGTGCGTAAGCTAGATACACCGCCTCCCCCGCCGGGTTATACCTATCGGTGGATACGAGAATCGATGCTTGGGACGGAGGACAGATCAAACGTCAGCCGTCGCGTCAGAGAAGGTTGGGAGCTTGTGAGAGCGACCGATCTACCGCCTGAATGGCAAGACACCGTTCCGACAATGGATAGGGACGGCAGGCACGCAGGGGTTGTCTATAACGAAGGGTTGTTGCTTGCGAAGATACCAAACGAAACGGTGCAAGAGCGTAACGAATATTATTCGGATAAAACTCAGGAAGCCAAAGAGGCGTTAGACAACACGATGTTCAACGAAACTCGTGGCGACTCCCGTTATGTTAAGTATGATCCGCAAAGGGACAGCCGAGTAACTTTTGGCAAAACTTAGGAGAACCAAAAAATGGCTAACAAAGATGCCGCTTTCGGTTTAAAGCCCTCCCGCATGATGGGCGGCGCTCCATACAGTGGAGGTCAATCTCGTTATCGTATCGCGAACAACCAGTCTGGTGCGATCTTCCAAGGCGACTTGGTGAAGCAATTGACTGCTGGCGTTGTAGGACGAGCTGCCGCCTCTTCAACTGTCCCCGTAATTGGGGTATTCAACGGAGTACAGTACACAGACCCCACCTCTGGTGAGCAAGTGTTCAAAAATCATTATCCCGGCTCAATCGCTGCTGCAGACATCATCGCATTTGTAATCGATGATCCTGACGTAGTCTTTGAGGTTCAGGCCGACGATACCTTCCCTGTAGCAGATTTGTTCGGGAACTTCGATATTGTCGATCAGTCCACAACGGGCGACACCGCATCTGGCCGATCTAACGTGGAGCTTGACGTAACCACTGGTGCTACCACCACGACGTTACCGCTCAAGGCTATCGATATCAGCCAAGATCCCGATAACTCAGACGTTGCAAGCGCCAACACCAATGTAATGGTTGTAATTCAGAACCATATCATGGGTGTCAAAGGCGCGGGCTTGGCATAAGGAGGCTAGGTAATGGCAATTTCACGCGCACAATTAGCGAAAGAATTGGAACCCGGCCTGAACGCATTGTTTGGCATGAGCTACGATTCTTATGACCGCGAGTATGAGGAACTGTTTGCATTAGAGGACTCTCAGCGCGCCTTCGAGGAAGAGGTGTTAATCACCGGATTCGGCACAGCGCCTGTGAAGACAGAGGGACAGGGCGTAGTCTTTGACAACGCTTCAGAGTCATTCTCTGCTCGATATACCCACGATACAATATCGTTAGCATTCGCGCTTACGGACGAAGCAGTCGAAGACAATCTTTACGACAGCTTGGGTAAGCGGTATGTGAAGGCATTGGCTCGATCTATGGCTAACACCAAAGAGGTGAAAGGCGCAGACGTGCTCAACAACGCTTTCAGCAGCTCGTTCACTGGAGGTGACGGGGTATCGTTGATCAATACAGCACACCCGCTTGCGGGTGGTGGCACAGCGGCCAATCGCGCTACCACGATGGCTGACCTAAACGAAACGTCTTTGGAAGATGCCCTGATTGATATCAGTACGTTCACCGATGACAAAGGTCTGACCATTTCGGTTCAAGCGACTAAGCTTGTTGTTCCGCCTCAGCTTGT